GGTGGATGGACGGCCGGCAGCAGCGGGAGCCGCATTTTCTGAACACCGGCCTGCAGGCCTTTTGGCAGCGGCTGCGGCAATGGCTGTTGACCCCGCTTCGCCAGCTCGACCCCTTGCTATGCAGCGAAGCCATGCTCGACCTGCTGGCCTGGGACCGGGGCATTCAGCGCTTTAGCAACGAGCCGCTGACGCTGTACCGCCGGCGGGTGAAGTTCGCCTTTGCCAATGCCCGGGACGCCGGCGAGGCCGCCGGCTTCAAGCGGATTTTCGAGCGCCTGGGGATCGGCTGGGTAGACATTCACGAACGCCAGGCGGGCAATCCCTGGGACGTGATCACCATCGAGCTGGCCGACGGCGAGTTGGCCAGCAACCAACAACTGCTGAAGGTGCTGATCCAACACTACGGCCGCACCTGCCGCCGCTACCGCTTTCAGGTGGTGTACCCCCGCCCGCTGCATCTGCGGGCCCGCCGTTTTGACGGCAGTTACCAGACTTTTGGAGCCAAACTCGGATGAGCCAAACCGCCATTACCCATGCCTTCGAGCATTACCTGGCCGAGCAACAGCTGGGCGGCCAGACCGTGCTGCTGGACGAAATCGTGCTGGCCCACCTGCCCGGGCTCGACCTGACCCAGCCCATCGACCGCGCGGCCGGCCTGCCGCCGGCGGCGCAGATTGTGCACCGCCAGGCGGTCGACCAGCGCGGCAAGGTCAACGCCAACGGCGTGGCCTACTCCATCATCATGGATACCCGCATCGGCAACTTCACCTTCAACGCCATGTACCTGGTGAACAACGCCAGCGGCTTGGTGGCCATGGTGGTGCACAAGGAGGAAGAGCAGAAGCTGAAAACCCAGGGCGGCCAGACCGGCAACAGCCTGGTGAAGTCGATGCTGATGGAATACCAGGGCGCCGCCCAGGCCACCGACACCCAGGTGGACGCCGGCACCTGGCAAATCGACTTCTCGGCCCGGCTGCTCGGGCTGGACCGGGACATTCAGCTGCAGGCCCTGGATCATTACGGCGAGGCCGCCTTTATCCAGGATGGCTTTGCGGTACGCCCGGGGCCGGGCGTGGACGAGTTTGTGGTGGCGCCGGGCCTGGGCTACATCGCCGGCCTGCGTGCCCTGCTGGCCGGCGAGCAGTCGCTGGTGGTGAGCCAGCGCCCGGCCACCCTGTACGCCGATGTGTACCATGCCGGCACCCTGCTGTCGGACTGGCATACCCAGGTGCAGATCCGGGCCAGTGCCACCCCGCTCGCCGATTACGTGGACGGCGCCGGTTACCCCCACTACGTCACCCCGCTGGCCCAGTTGGCCGCGAACGGCACCGTCACCGATCTGCGCGGCCGCGGCGGCCTGTGGTGGCACGAGAACCGGCCATTGGCCCACACCAAGGCTCAGGTCGGCCTGGGCAACGTGGAAAACTACCCGCTGGCCAGCCAGGCGGAAGCGGAAGCCGGCAGCAGCAGCGCCCGCTACATGACCCCGTTGCGGGTCAAGCAGGCCATCGACAAGCTGGTCGGCGCCGCCACCCAGGCCCTGATCAATACCAAGGAAACCCCGGCCGGCGCCCAGGCCAAGGTCAACGCCCACGCCAACCGCACCGACAACCCCCACGGGGTGACCAAGGCCCAGGTGGGGCTCGGCTCGGTGGAGAACTACCCGCTGGCCACCCAGGCGGAAGCGGAAGCCGGCAGCAGCCTGGTGCGCTACATGAGTCCGCTGCGGGTTAAGCAGGCCATCGACAAGCTGATCGGCGCCGCCACCCAGGCCGCCATCAATGCCAGGGAAACCCCGGCCGGCGCCCAGGCCAAGGTTAACACCCACGCCAACCGCACCGACAACCCCCACGGGGTGACCAAGGCCCAGGTGGGGCTCGGCTCGGTGCAGAACTACGCCATGGCCACCCAGGCCGAAGCGGAAGCCGGCAGCAGCTCGGTACGCTACATGAGCCCGCTGCGGGTCAAGCAGGCCATCGACAAGCTGATCGGCGCCGCCACCCAAGCTGCTATCAATGCCAGGGAAACCCCAACCGGCGCCCAGACCAAGGTCAACGCCCACGCCAACCGCACCGACAACCCCCACAGCGTCACCAAGGCCCAGGTGGGGCTCGGCTCGGTGCAGAACTACCCGGTGGCCACCCAGGCCGAAGCGGAAGCCGGTGCCGCCAGCAACCGCTATATGACCCCGCTGAGGGTGAAACAGGCGATTGGCAAATTCGCATTTACTCCCACCGGGGAAGCCTTTGCCGACGGCAGTGGCTGGGCAGTAATCGGTAGTATTTCCACCCCACAAGGTGTGAAGCCCCTGATCAAACAGTGGGGGGATATATCCATTACAAACGGAATGAAGATCAACTTCCCAATCTCATTTCCAACAAAGGTCACTGATATTTACCTGACAGACCAAGACACCGGTGCATCAAGCCATGAGCTACACACCGTTAGAATCGATAGCCCTTCATTGACAGGGTTCATCATTAACGCCGCAGCAGCAGGCATTACCTACTGGCAAGCATTCGGATACTGATATGAATTATGACTATTCCCCCTCTGCGAATAGCTTTTTTCCTAATGGGTTGGCAGTGTCCGATGACGCCATCCCCTGCCCCCGCGAGCGTTATATGGCTACGCGCAATCCATCCCCGGGCAAACTCCGCCAACCGGGCCCGGACGGTCTGCCGGAGCTAGTGGACGATCCCGACTACCAGCCGCCCGGGCTGGCCGATGTTGTGGCCACCAAACACGTCGAAATCAACGCCTGGCGCGACCAGCAGGAACTGACCACCGTGGCGCACAATGGCCATCGCTGGGACGCCGACCCCACCAGCCGTGCCCGTATCGAGTCGGTGCTGCTGGCCGGTGCCATGCCGCTGGATTACTGGACCGACGCCGACAACGTGGACCGGCCCATGACCCTGGAACAACTGCGCGCGCTGTATGCGGCCATTGTCCAGCAAGGCGGTCGCATTCACGACCGGCAACGGCAGATGAAGGCCGAGGTGGCCGCCCTCACCACCATCGACGCCGTACAGGCCTACCCCATCGGCTGGCCCGACGAGGCAGGCGCATGAGCTGGAGCCAGACCACCCTCACCTGGCCGCCGAGTGCGGCCAGTATTGAACAGGCCCTGGCCCCGACCCTCTCGGCCCTGCCCGGCGCGGGCCAGAGCGCCCTGGCCCGGCTCAACCAAGCAGCGGGCAGCGTCGGGTTCAACCGTCATGCCCTGAGCGAGCAGGCCGCGGGCCGGCTGGCGTTGCGGGCCCAGTTGGAGCAACTGCTGGTCGACGGCCTGCGCCTGACGGTCACCCCCTACGATCACGACGTCGGCATCGCCACTGATAACGGCCACTACCTGGCCCCCGGCAATGCCGCCCGCCGGCTGGCGGACAAGCTGCAGGACAGCACCGATCCCCACTGCCCCGGCGGTACGCTGCACGCCGTCGGGGTACTGGTCACCGCCACCGCGCTCGGCGAGTTCGCCGAGGCCCTGCGGGTGCTGACCGCCGTGCTGCCCCTGCCCGAGCTGGCCGCCTGCGCCCGGCGCGCCGCCGCCGAGCAGGGCCACCTGACCGCCCGCATGGCGATTCCCGGCCGGGCGCTCACCCCCAAGTGGGTGCCGGGGCGGCTTCACAGCAGCCCGCTGCGCCCGGCCCTGGCGGCACTGGGGGCCCAACTGACCCAGCTGGAATCCCTGGCCGCCGATGCCACCAGCCCCATCGGCAAGCTGGAGGCGCTGGCCGCCAGGCGCGCGGTGTGGCTGGACGAGCAGCAGCAGGCCCTGGCCGAGCTGAAGGCCGGGATGGGCGGCCGGGTGTTTAGCTTCTCGGCCAGCGGCACCCCCGCCAGCCTTGCCGGCGCCCTCACCGGCGGCCTGCCCGGCTATGAGCAGGCCCACACCGCCGCCGTGCTGCTGGTCTCCAATCAACCCCTGACCTTCTTCAAGGAGCTGCTGCCATGATTGCACTGGATGGCGAACTGCTGCGCCTCAAGTCGCCCCGCATTACCCTCAGCATGGAGTTCAAGGAAAAGGACACCTCCGGCCAGACCTCCGGCACCAGTGGCGCCGAGCAGGGCGAGAAGGGCAAGGAGCTGCAGGTGACCGGGCTGGTGCCGTTTCGGGACCAGGCGGCCCTGGCCCGGCTGTTCGAGCTGGCCCAAGCCAAGGGCGACGGCAACGAACGCCAGGTGTACCGCATCGGCTGCGAGCTGGCCGAGGCGGTGAAGATTTACCAGGTGAAGTTTGCCGGCCGCATCCTGGCCCCCGAACAGGAGGGGCTGCTGGCCTGGCGGGTGTCCTTCACCCTGCGCGAACACCTGTCGGTACCGGAGAAGCGGGAGCTGCGCCGGCCCAAGCCCGAGGCCGTGCTCGGCCAGGCCACCGAAGGCACCACCCCGGCGCTGCCGCCGGCCGACACCGAACAGGGGGCAGACCCCGAGCTGGGCCGTACCGAAAAAGTGCTCAAGTACCTCGACGACAAGCTGGCCGGCAGGAAGGACACCACCGATGAAACTCAATAAACGCCTGCGCCTGGGCGACCAGGACGTCCACCTGGTGGACGACAAGTGGCTGCTGGAGCTGTCCTCGGCCGGGCGGGGCTTCGTCACCATCGCCGGCACCGCACAACCGAACACCCTGGTGCGCTTCGACATGGGCTACGGCACCACCCTGCACCGCTGGTTTACCGGGGTGGTGGCCCGGGCCGAGCCGGCCGACAACGGCCACACCCGGCTGCTGGTCAAGGAACTGGCCTGCGCGCTCGGTACCCGCATCACCCTGAGCCTGCAGCATGCCACCCTACGCCAGGTGATCACCCAACTGGCCGAGAAAACCGGGCTGAACATCCTGCTTCCCCAGGCCGACTATGTCGACACCCCCATCCCCAACTTCACCACCGCCGGCACCGGGGCCCAGTTGCTGCAACATGCCGGCCGCGCCTTTCATGTGCCCGAGTTCTGCTGGTACCAGCAGCCGGACGGCCAGATCTACGTGGGCAGCTACCAACATTCCCGCTGGCCGTCGCGCCCGGTCACCCTGGAAGCCGAGGTCAGCAGCCAGCAGGCCGGCGGCAACAGCCTGACCCTGCCGGTATCGCCGGTGATGCGCCCCGGCGCCCTGATCAACGGCCATCGCATCACCCAGGTGGAGTTCGACGGCACCCACATGACCCTGCGCTGGCAGGGCCGGGAGAAAACCGCCCAGCAGCGGCAGATGGAGCAGTCCTTTCCGGAGCTGGCCGCCGGCTTCCACCTGCCGGTGTTCGGCCGGGTGGTGGCGGTGGCGGACCATGCCCGGGCCGGCCAGCTGAACG